GCTCCTATAAGCTCCTCAAATTCTAATCCTAACAAAGCAGCTAACTCAACTGATGTCATTAAAGGATTGTTCTTTAAAGCGTTTAATACTTCTTGCGTTGTTTTTTGTTCCTCAGTAGCAAACTCAATAGGGCTACCATCTGTATCAAAATTAATATTGAAACTATCTATTACCTCGTAATCTTTCTCTAATACCCCTATGTTTTTAAATAAGTGGCTTATATTTTCGTCTTTAGAAAAGCTACTACAAGAACACATCTTACCAGCATCTATCTGCTTTAGCTTTCTTTTAGCCCAATCTACACCAGCATCGCCTCCCCAAGCTAACCACATCAATCTACCACATCCGTCTCCAAGTTTTTTCTTTGAGTTCTTTCTGTGACGCTCAAAAGCTGCCATTCGAGCTATCGTATCTCGGCTTATATTATCTCCTTTTGCGAGTTGATTAGCTCTCTTTTTACCTACTGGTGTACCACAACTTCCCCAACCATTTTTCTCAGCCCAATTTAAAGCAGTTTGTGCGTTTCTACTTGCTGCTTTTGGGTAATCGTTATAGGTATCAAATTTTGTTATATGGTTAAACCCCTCTAAATTCTTGTCATTAATCTCTGTATGAGATGAGCAAGGCATATACCAAGTCTTTCCGTCTATATCGTGTTCGTGATATCCCTCGCAACCTATTTCTTTTGCTACTCTCTCAGCCTCCTCTATTGTATCAAATAAAGGTTTGCCGTCCTTTACAATTTTAGCAAGGTCTTTAGACATCTTTTCTGGTACGCAATTAGGTACTAAAACTCCATTTAATACTTTCATACCTATCATTTCGTAACCATCCCAACAAGGGTTGTCATCAAACTTATTACACCCACAATCCTCAGACATACCTACTGGCTCTTCAATAGCTTCCTTTAGTTCTAACCCAGTTTGGTCAGTAATAAGCTCTCTAATTTCCTCTCTATCAAGGTTAGCTAAGATAATATCAGAAGTTAAGTCAATAGCGTCTATCGGTTTAAGAGGTATAATCTCAATATCTGTTCTTTGTATCTCGTAAAATGCTAATTTCTTTATAGTTCTAAGCAGCGTATTTTGTCTTTCGGCTATATAAGTATTAGTAAATATCTCATACGCTAAGTCAAGCTCGTTTCTTGCTCCTAATTGTCCCTCTTCTTTTACACCAAACAAGATAGGATTAGTAACTCTATGCCCAATAAAGATAGATTCTTTAACCCTTTTGGACATTTCTACATATCTTTCGTGTAGGTCATTACCATTAAGGCTGGTAATCTCGCTACTATTGTCTTTAGCTGGGCTAAATAAGTGTACTATTTTAGTGCCAGTAGCTTTACCGAATTTCTCTTGAAATGATTTCTCAAAAGTTTCTGCCTCTTCTTTGGTTTCTGGTACTCCGTTATTATGTTGTATTAACGTACCACCTACAAAGCCATTCTCTACCTCATTAAGCCAGTAATCGCCTATCTGTACATCTGTTTTAATCTCAGCTAAAGAACCTACATAAACTGGCAAAGGATAGTATTTAAGATTAGGTCTATAATCAACGTGATAAATAACACCTCTTTTCTGTTCTGCATCTCTTGGATTATATCTCTCTAAATACTGAATACTTGGCTTAGAGTTTTTTGTGCCTTTGTCAGTAATCCAATCATCAGCATATTGTATTGAGCCGTCTAATCCTAAACGTATGTTTGCAAAGTCTATATGATGATACTGATTGCCTACTTTAGTTTTGATTACTTCAATAGCATAGCCGTTAAATATCTCGTAATCTAATGACAAACTCTTCATTAAAGAAGTCCAGTCTTGGTCTATATTGGCTTGGCTTAGCCATTTTTTAGTCTCTAAGTCATCGCCCTCTAATCCGTTACCTATTGTATAACCCACTTTACCATTTACAATAGCGTTATGAGTGCTACTATCATTATATAGGTCTATTAGCTCGTAAGGGTACATATTATCTGCACCAAACCAAACTATGTTCTTATTCTTTTTCTCTAAAAACTTAGGTACTTCTTGTGAAGCAAACTCCGTTACTATTGGAAACTTATTCATATATGTAAGTATTTTGTTCGTCTGTGTACGAATATACGACTTCTTGTGGTTGTTTCAATCTTAATATGCCTCTGTGTATTTCTACCCCCTCTGTTCCTCCCAATGTAGTGGCATTTATTATCTTATACGGATAATCTCCGTTATTAGGTAGCTCTATTGTAGCGTTAGGAAGGTCTTGCGTCCCCTCTATTAACGTAAACTTTACATACCTATTATTTACTTCTGCTGGAGCTGCTAAAGTAGCGTTTACTTCATACTCAGCACTTTGAATAGACATTGTGTAGTAAGTGTTCTCAACCTCGTTTGAGATGTTACAATAAACGTAATTTGTAGATTCTTTTTCTATTATGTCCATTTTTGGTATTTAAAAAAAGCCCACCCCTATTACGAAGTGGGCTATGATGTTTCTATTTAGAGTTAGATTCTCTTATAAAGGTAACGTTACAGTTACTATTGGCATAGGCTCTGGCTCTTGTGCTTGGAAAGAAAGGCTATAACCATTTCTATCTCCTAAAGCAGTTCCAGTTCCGTTGTCGCCAGAAACTAATCTCACTCCGTTAGTTTCTCCCATTAGCCAGTAAGTACCATTATTATCTTTAATAATTATACTCATCTTAGCTCGTGCTATCATTTTAACCTCATTACGCTTCGCTTTCTCCATTTTATTGAGAATATACGTTGCAGTCTGGTCAAAGAAGCTACTTCCATTTGCATCATTTACAGTTGGGTTATCATTCATTACAGATGCAGCTCCTTGAGCGTTAGTACATTCAAACTTATGATAAGTCAGTCCAGTACCACTCAAAGCAGTTACTTCTCCACTTCCATCGTTAGTAGCAGCAAAGTCTGTCGGCATATTTGCTATCCAGAATTCTGCTACACCTCCAATCGAATCATTACACCCTACCTCAAAGCCATTTAAAATATTACAAGACATATCTTTTTTCTATTTTAAAGGGTTATACTAATGTAAATTCTACTATCTCGTCTGGGTATGCTACTTGTAAACCTCTCTTAAATTTAACTCGGTAGTAAACCTTGTCATCTTTCTTGTCATACCAGAAATCAAACTCTTCCTCGTCATTTTGTAAATCAAAACCTAAGAAGAAGTTTTCTTTGACTCCTAAGAACATTCTATTTGTTCCGTCTAATCCAGCTACACCTACTAAAGATACATTTTTACCAGCGATTGAAGTCTCGTAATTAGCCCAATCAGTTGCATCAATATTGTATAGGTTTTTAGCGTTCAAAGTATCTACATACTTATCGAAAGTATCTTGACCTACGAACAACACTTGGTTAGAAGCTGACTTAACTTTTGCTGGTCGAGCATTACAGATATCAGTAATCAATCCGTCTACGTTACCAGATGCACCAGCAGTAATTGCAGTAGCACTTGAAGTATTACCATCTACGGCAGTACCAGCAGCGTCAATAATCTTGTTAAGACCATCGTATCTATTGACATAAACATTTGCAGATGCAGTATCTCCTTGCCAGTCAGCAACCTCGTTATGCTCCATAATTGTTTTAATTACAGACTCAGCAACCTCAGCTTCGAAAGCCATCTCTTCAGTCTCTCCGTTTCCAGCTCTCAATAAAATTTGAGTGTACTTAGGGATAAGGTCTTTCATACAAAACCCAGAGAAGTAAGTAATTTGACCTACTGTAAGGTTTCTGTCGCTAAAAGTTACATCACCAGAAGCACTAACTGCACAAGATGAACCATCTTGAGGGAAAGCACTAACTGCTAATAGATGCAAGGCATCAGTTTTCTTTACTCCAGATTGCAGCGTGAAGTAGTCGCTGGACGTTTTCTCAAAGTATAGTCTTGAGATTAGGTCTGTCGATTGTTCGTTAACGTAATTCGTTAAACTTGATACATCAAAACTCATAATATATTATTCTATTTATTTATTTGCTCTTATAATAGCACCCATTTGAGCAGCTCTCTCAGCTCTGGTAAGTGCTTTAAATTCTTGTGGCTTAGAAGACGTTGATGGCTCAGCCTTAACAATCTCTTCTAAATTCTCTCCTACTTTGTTGAGTGTAGCAGAAAACTCATTTTTTAACTCTTCTTTAGCATTCTTAACCTCAGCTAATTCAGCTTTAAGGCTTTCATTCTCAGACTTAACAAGGTCTAAAGAAGCAGTAAAAGCCTCAGCATATTTTGCCATAGCTTTTTCAATAAGGTCGTTAAGCATTTCTGAGTTAAACTCATTGTCATACATTTCTCCCTCTTCCTCTTCTTTTTCTTGCCCAGCAGCAGCCTCAATATTAACTACTAATCCTCCAGCAGTTTCAATTAAAGTACCATCTGATAATTCGTGAATACCATCTGGAGCAGCAACTTCGCCCTCTGGCATAACCACTACTAAAGCAGTTCCGTCAGCTAATTCGCCTTCCCATTTTACAATAGTTCCGTCAACCAAAGTAGCTTCTGCGAAGTTATCCTCCGTAGTCTCTTCTACCTCAGCATCTGAAAATACAGATTTTAAAGTGCTTATAACACTCTCTAAGTTTAATTTATTCATCTTTTTAAATTTATACGGCTCTAAGTCAAATACACCCTCAACGCTAAACCCTTTTAAAATACCTTCCTCTTTAACCTTTGCCCAAGCCTCGTCATTCTCTACTTTAGCAGCGATAAACCAAGTTCCGTCTGCTACATTCTCAAAACCAGAGGGAGCTGAAATGCCTAACTCTGCATCAGTTATAAAGGATTGATAGATATATACATCATCAAGTATCTTAAAAGCGTTATGCTCTTCGTTAAATACGTTATGCTTATTCTCTTTGAATAGCTTTTGTACAAGTGCTTTGATTGTTTCTTTTTTAAAGATAGCGTAATATTCGCCTCTCTCGTCTCTTCTGTAAATAGGTAAGTCTGGAATCATAGCAGCTCCCATTACAATACGCTTATCCTCGTTAATTACCTCAAATTTATGTGGAGCAAATGCTTGGTAGTTTAGCCCTATTGCTGGTCTATCTACTAAAGCTATCGCTTGAAGTCCTTCGACCTCGTCAGTAAGTTTAAATTCGATAAAAG